AACTCTAAAAGTTTTGAATAATATTTCAGTGCCTAAACCTAAACCCATACCCTCTAACACATTCTTAAAACGAGCTGTACCGTTGGTGTCTTCAGGATCGGATGCAAGATACTCAAACATAGCTTTACCAATTACAGGGTTGTCATCGGTCCAATCTAATATCATATCCGATACACGCTCCTCCTCTGGTGAGAATACTACACCATCTACAACTCCACCTGCTGCTAGTGATGTTACGGTATTTCCAATTTTATTAACTACCCCTATAGCACTAAGAGCTTTGACAGCTCCTAAGAAGGGGACAAAGAATTGAAAACCAGTACGAAGGAATTTACCCCCTAAAGAGTCATTCTCTTCTACTTCATCTAATTGAAATATAGGTTTTACATTCTTTTCGTGTCCCATATATTCCCACACGCTTTCTCGTAAGTCAGCTTCTAATTGAAGGGTATTATTAACTATCTCAGTTCCTGCACCTGCAGCCGCTTTCTTTAACTCACCTCCATAATAACCAACAGTATCTAACATTCCTGCTTCTTCTTGTTTTGTTTCTAATGGTTCAATTGCAAAAGCAGCAGGTACAACTTCTTTGTTTTCCAGAGGATTTAATCCTTCCGTATCTCCCTCTGGTGCAACAGGGGCTTCTCCTTCCTCCTCTCTTGCCATTTCACGCATCATGTTCATTGACTCTTTCTGATCCGTTTCATACTGCGTTTCTATTAAATCATCATCAAGTGTAAGCATTCCTGTTTCCTTTGTTTATTGTTTATTCTTATCTTTTTGTGGTTTTGTCTTCAGCCATCTAAAGTATTTTTGGTGGTTCGCTACATCAAATGTACTTAGAACTGGGTAACCCCTCTCCCTCAAATCTTTTTGAGCCTTAAGCATATGGGTAGCACTCCTATACTTTATACTTGAGTGATCAAAAACCTTCTCCCCTGATTCGACATCATCCTTTGCTTCCCTCTGTAACTCCTTTCCCCGTTGCCTAATCTCGGCGAAAAGAGAACGTAGCTCTTCGGGCTTCTTCCCTTTAGCATACTTAAAAAAGTCATCCACCATGCTATTTGAAATACCCATATTTATTTGTTGTGCATCCGTAATCTTTTCTAATGGACTTAACTTGGGTTTAAGCTCTGCCCCCAATTGTTGTTCTAAATGTTTATACTCATCACTTTTATATACGCCATAAACAGCATCAGCTTGCCCCGCTTTATCACGCTTCTCTTTAGCTATAAGAACACTATGAACCCTAGTTTGTTCCTCAATTTTCATCCCATTTGACTTATCAAATATTTTTTCTGGAGTCCAATTACCCACATTGTTAGTAACGATATCTTGAGTGATAGCTCTCTCAGCCTCTGAGTCACCAGGATCGTCTATGCTTGGCTTAGTTAAAAGGGCCGTTACATAATTTTTATTAGACATAAATTTGAAATCAGAATCAAGGTAAGCTGCGACTGCAGAGGCTCTCTCTTCAAAAGGTAGTTGAGATATATCTTCTATAGCCGCATCTACCTCAAGTTTTTCTTGGGCATGTTCAGCCTGCATCTCCCCCTTAGTTGCATTCACAAATATCTTCTCAGATGCAATTATTGCTCTATCAATCTTATCCTTCCAAGAAGGTATGTGATACATTCCAGGCGTACCATCAGGGCGGTTTTCCTTAAGAGCATCATATGCCTTAAAGTTACCATTTAGCCCACTATTGTTTGCTACTGTAAATAGCATAGTATTGTAGTCTGAGTTAGAGATACCCATTGACCTTGTTGCTACTCTGCCATTCTCTATGCTTTCCGCTGTAAACTTTCTACCATTAAACTCAAATGATTCCTGCAAACGCTGCGTGGCAGTGCTTATTACCTTAGTGGAGATTTGCTCACGCACATACTGATTATACTCACCTTGAATTTTAGCTTTAGTTACATGTGCGTATTGGGCAAAGCCTTGGACATAGGACTTATTTTCATTCCCTTTAATTTCTGCTGAAATATTTTCATCCAACCAACCACTAGGGTCTTCTCCTGCATCACTACTTTTCCACTTTGTGTACAGTTCTTCCCCATACGCAGTCCCTTCCACAATTCCTTTTTGGGTTTGGTAAGCTTCAATTTTGAACGCACTTGCATTTGGGTCTAAAGGTTTTCCCGCTAGGAAATCTGCCTTCCCTTCCTTCTTGCCATCTCTTCTATCTTTACGTGCGCTTTGATAAAAGAAATTATTTAGTTTAGGATTAAGTTCACCCAAACCTTTTATTAAACCCTCTATATTAGCATCCTTTTCTGGCTCTACATAAAGGTCTACAGGACTTGCAAACTCCCCCTGTATCTGTGGTTTTGAGATAGGAGTAATAGTTTGCTGTCTCCTTACTGCTGTTTGTTTAGTTTTTGGCATGCTATATCCTTAGAATTTTTATCCAATTGCTGTAAAAGGGTTACTTCCACCCTTCTTAGAGGTTGACCAAGCATCCACTCCTGCTCCTGCTATGCTTAAACCTGCACCAATAAAATCTGGTTTAGTTATTGCATTCCTCCTAGATTTAGATTTAGCTAAGAGACCTTTACTTTGGAGATGCTGCTGTTTGGCTTTTGAATCACGATTAGACTCAATAGAAGCAATATCCGTACCAAGGTTAAACATACTCTCTGTCTCTGTTCTATCAAAAGAGTTTCCTGTTAAACCAGATTCCCCCTGAAGAACAGCTAATCTACTTCGTTCCAACATGCCTTCTTTTGTTCTAGCTGATTTCTCCTCAATAGCTTTTCTATCGGTTTCCTCATTAGCTAGATTTGCCGTCTTTGAAGCATTAATAAAATTTCGATCCTCGGACTTTTGTGCCTTATTAGCTGTTGAACTAGCTTGCATTGTACTTGCTGCAGCACTAGCTATAGCTAAAGCGATTGGTACGGAAAATACACCTCCATCACACATATTCTTTTATCCTATAAAATGCGTGGAAGGGCGCATTAGCATAACCCCAGTGTTCATCTATTTCACCGATAGTATAGCCTACGTGCTTCAACCACTTAATTGTTTTTACATTACCTGAGTACACCATATTGATTAACATTGGGTACTTATCACTCCATCTTAATGTTCGGGCTTTCGCATCCTTTATTACGTTCTTAGGATATTTATTAACTTCATCACTACACACCATAAAAGGTACACCTACCTCTGCACTACTCACACAACAGCCGAGAATAGCTATAACGTTACCGTCCCTATCAATAGCAGCTTCTGCATCTCCTTGACATAATTCTATAGACTTTACCAAAGAAGAATCATACTCTGGTCCTGATGATAATAATAATTCTTCTATATCATTTGCCCGAAGGTTAGGAAGTATTTCCGTTACATCTGCTGCTACAGCAGGACGATAACTTATCATATTTATACCCTTGTAGAATGTTTTACGAATTCACCAACCCATTCTGCACTTTGCAAAATACAAGGAAGATGTGAGTCACTTACTATATCTATTGTAGCTCCAAGACTCTTAGTTCTTACAGGAAACTTAAATGAACCAGAGCTTATACTTACCTTACCTATGGTAGCACTTAGGTCACCTAAGATACCGCCAGTAAATTTATAAGTATATGTACTTCTAGCCCTCGGAGTAACTTCTATCTTGAAGAAACCAGAGTTAGAATAAGCTACGGTCATGTTCTTCATAACAAGGTTAGCAGATTGAATAGCTATACCTTTTGCATCCCTTACTGACTGCTCGGAGAACCTATAGCGGAGATCATACTTTCTCCCTATGATGCAGGGGTAAGTTGAGAAGTTACCTACAGCTTCAATTGTTGAAGAACTAATACTATGTGTACTACTTACTATACCTCCTGCTGCAGAGGTCCAGGCTGCTCCACGTATTACACTAAAGTCTCCTGCATCAGCATATGGTAGAGTCCACGTAGTTACATTAGTAACTGAATTATATAAACCTGTTAAGGTTACTTGCCTATCTAATAATATCTGGTGGGTAAAACCTGTATCTTTAAACCCCTCCTGTAAATTAGTTTTCTCTAGGTATATACCATCAGCTCGTTGTATAACTACATACATCGTTGAGTTAATAAAATTTACGTGTAATACAGTATCCGTTTCATTGAATAAGTATCTACCCCAAGATGACTGAGCTTTCTCTTGTCCATTCCAATATACTTTATATATGTAGATAGCATTACGTACACTTGTAGATAGAGCTACTACTAAATCTTCAGTGGAACTAGCTTCCAGTTGATATAGATTTGGTGGTATATATGAAGGTGCGTGTGCTGTTACATCTGCAGCATCATTAGTAATTGTAGTTTCATCTACAAAGTACTCCCTAATAGAGGAAGCTGTACCTTTATCTGATGCAAAGTAAACTGAATTTCCTAAACCTACAGGGGAGCATTCCTTTGTTGATTCAAACTCCGTTACAACTTCTGTAGAAACAGTCTTAGGTGTTAAGCTCTCTGTAGCAGTTAGCTGAAACTGAGTCTGATCAGAGAAGAGTAACAGGGTCTTATCAAAAGGTATCACATGCCTCAATATTGAAACCTTAGTGTGACTTACCTGTATATCCACTGGATCATCATCTAGTACAGCGGTAGTTGTTTTAGCCCAAAAGTTAAAATATAATCCTGCTCTGGACATTATTATAGATTCACCTGCATGAAATCCTAAACGATTTCTATGGAAGAAGATACCTTGTATTTTCTGTCCAATGAATGAAGGACTCTTATTAGATATTGTACTACCCACTAATCTATCATTCCAAACTTGATGAGCAAAAGTGAACACACCTGCAGAAGTTCTTGCTAGTGTGTGGGGCATAGTAGTTTTCTCTATTATTGTTTCTTGAGTAGGGGCTATTGTTTCAACCCAAACTCCAGTAGCATCATACCGCACATAGTAATCATCAAAACGCTGAGTATCATCACCCTCTATTTTCCATACATCATTTGTTACATTACCTGTAGTTGGTAGTTCGCTAAATTTCTGTTTAGAACCAAGTGAACCGACACCAGAAGTGGTAGCATCCATAAGTGCTGTTATAGTCTTATTAACTATAAAGGTGTAATCAGCTACGGTTACTACACTAAAGGATGTACGAGGTGTAGTAGCACTTAGATATGCTTTCCCATTAGGAAATAAAACTGTTTGCTGTACCCCATCGAGATCATATACCTCAATATCACCATTCAATATTACTACAACATATCTCTCACTTTCATCTCTGTTAATCAAATGTGTAAAAGCATCAGCAGCTATAGAATTCTTTATCTTAGCTATGTGATGGAAGGCAGGCCGCTTTCTTAACCCTGTAGCAATAGTAGGGTAAGCGTTATCCTGCTGTGTACACTGTGAGGGGTGGCGTAGGGGATCGGGTTGCTGTGATACCCCATTATATAAATTTGATATAACTCCGTTAACTAATGCCATAGTTATCTATAGAGGACGGATGATACCGACCAACTATCCTTAAAGAAACTACCATCCGTTTTCTTAGCTTGCGCCCTTCTAAGGGATGCATATGCATTCAGCTCTTGCTGTTCAGAAAACTTGTGTAGAGTATCCGAGCCTAAAGCTCTTGTTTGGTATATACGTGCAGCCTTGATCATGATATATGAACGTGCTGCTTGTGGTAACTCTTCCCAATGTAATAGTATAACTATCTCACCTGTGATTGTTTCCGTAAATACATACGTATGATTCTTCTTATCATATAAGCGTAGCCCACGCTGTATTGTATCCGCTCTATTTGACTTGCTTGAGTTACGTTCAACATCAAAACTTAAACAGTTAACAGGTAAATTAATAAAGCCATCAGCATCAGGAACTATATCCCAATCTTCTTCTTTATTAAATGTCCATCCTACCTCTAGTGCAGAGCGTAGCACTTGGTCTAATACTAATTTACATTCAGCTACATCGGCTAAACCCGAAGTTTCCAATGTGCTTACTGGTGATTCACCTGCGGCATCCAACATTGTGTTGATTGCCTCTAGCTCTGTGGTGAGGACAGCATGGCTCATAATGTTTTCCTTATTATATTAATTTTATGAAAAAAGGGAATTAGTAGTTAAACCACTAATCCCCCTTTGTATTACACTACTATTTAAGAAGTAGTTTTCAACTCAACTGCTGCTTCAGGGCGTAGTATACCATGACCAATAGCATACTTAGCAAGAATCAATGTTACTTGCCTACGCATATCCCAAGACATTTCTTGAGCTAGGTCTAACAACTTAACAGTACCAACTGCACGTGTGGACATTAGTAGCCCAACGGTTAGTGCAAAGTTACCTTGGTATGTAGCAGGACCTGCTGCAATGTTCGTGATAGGGAAGTTATTGGTCTTAACCAATTTAGCTCCACCGATCTGGAATACTGCGCCATCCTTGAAGTTACCATTACCTGCTGCATAGTCTGTGTTGTACAGAGTTTTGTCTTGTGCTAGTAAGTAGTACTGAGCAGGGCGCATGAAGCAATTACGACCATCTGCATCAGGATTGTTCTTTTCATCCATAGCCTGAATACCTGAGTATATACCTGCAGCTAGATCGCTAGAGGATGTACGATACAGAGTACCAGAAGATGTTAGAACAGTTCCGCCGTCACCACCAGTGACAGTAGTTGAAGCGCGGGCTGCATTGACACCCACTTGTAGTACATTTCTGTCCCACGTATTAGCAAGTTCAATACCACATTCCTTAGAATAAATAGAACGATAATCATAATGGTTCATAGCTTCATCAATTGATGGGATAGCTACTGAAGCAATCAACTGATCATCAATAGCGATAACCCGTTCATTAACATTAGATGTTTGCCCTAAAATTTCAGCTCCTGGAGTATGGTATGCTGCACTAACTTTCCAAGTTGCAGGGAACTGTGCTGATTTACCATTAGAAATTTGTCGTACTGTGTGCTTATCTACTACGACCTGTGATTGTTCAAAGGCGGTTAAGACTTCACCACCGAATACTTTTAGGAATAGGGCATCTGTTGCGCCTGATCCATTAACCTGACCCGATCTTAAAGGTGTTGCTGCTGCCATAATATGTTTCCTTATAAATTAAATAAATAGTTTTACTGCTGCTTCTATTTATAAAACCATCACACAATGTTATCCAACCTCAGTCGGGCATTAGCTTGTGTTTTACTACTAGAAATTAGTTAGGGGCAGTTATCGACATACCCTATATGAAGTCGTATCAACTAGAAGGCGGTAGTTTTTCCTACTTTGTTTGCTACCGCTGCCCTATATGAAGGGTCTTGTCCGTACCTTGGGTCTGACATAGCTTTGACCATTTCTTGTCTACTTGCATATCCACCCGCACTTGTATTGCCGCCTGTCGTACCTCCCAGTAGTGTAGGCTCTCTACCATTTGAATCTTCATACTTAGCTTTAAGTCCTGATACTGCTAATTTAACTTGATCAATATCTCTGTTATTAACAGCAGTATCATATGCTTTAATTTCTTCAGGCTCTAGTGTTTTACTGGCCCAATCAATCATAGTAGCATAAGCTTCTTTACCACCTGCTATACCTTTAGCTTCATTTTCCCACTGAGCTGCTAGGGCTTCCTGTCCTGCAAGATAACTCTTTACAGTTGCTTCGGGAATACCACCTTCTACTAAGCTTGCTATACTCTCTTCAGATAAAAACCCATGATTTGTATATTCAGTGGTGAGTTCATCAAAGTCAAAACCTGATTTCTCTACTAGTGCTTTCGCAGTATTAGCTTCCTCAGTAGTTTTCCTTGTAGTAATAGCATCAGCTTTAGCTAACGTAAGTACTTCATCTGCTAGGGCAAGAGCATCCTTATCTTCTTGTGTAGCTCCTTCAGCATCAGCTTTAGTTTTAGCTTCATCATGCCTAACTTTAGCTAACACCACCGCATCGTCAGAGTTGACTTTTGGAGTTGCATCTGGTGTAGCTTTAACCTTTCCTCTTCCTTTTTCTAATTCATTATACGACTTAGTTAGTGAAGCATAATCTACTTCTCCTGTCGCTTTGTTATAGAACTTAGCAGGAATACCATCAGGCTTCTCAGGTATTTCTACCTTTTCTTCTGTGTCTTCTGGTGTACTCTCCTGAGATGCATCAAACTTATCTGCCATCTGTTTATTATATTCGTCCGAACCCACAACAATATCTGGGGTAGGTTCTTCAGTAGTGTCAATAGCAACTTCTTCTACCATATTTTTAATTGTTTACCCGCACCGCATCGTGTGTTTTTAGTTTAACACTCTCAGGTTTAGTTGTAGTTTTAACTTCCTCTTTAACCTTTCCTTTAACTTCAGGTGGGCGTGTAACTGGGATTGCGTTTGCCATAATTTCCTTACCTTTTCAAAAGTTTTTATTGAACCACTTCACCCTCACCTGTAGGGAGTTCTACTCCACTAGGTGCAGCTTGGCCCTCGGATTGCTGATCTTGCATTTTACCTAACATACCTCCTGCTTGAGTAATTGCATTTGGTCCTAATTTTTCCATCATTGCTTGTTGCTGCTGCTGTTGCTGTGCGGCTTGTTGTTCAGCTTCTAATTCCTCTTTACTCTTAACTAAACCTTTCATATCAATACCACGAGCAACACCACTACGCTTAATATAATCAGTTGCTACTATATTACCCGCAACAACTTCTGGTCCGAGTACAGATATATCATCCATCCATGCTCTCAACTTCTCACTATCTTGCCCTCTACCAATAGCATCTACACCTGTAGTAATCTGTGGTCGAACCATACCCTTCGGTAGTATAGGAAGTTTCTTCTGCTTTTCCATTCGAGCCATCAATACAGTAACTAGTGGTAATTGGAATTCTTGTGATAGTGATGAGTATATTCCACCCAAAGCATTCTCTAATTCATTAGCCATATAGCGTATTTCTTCTGCAGTAACTCTCTCACCTTTCCTTTGTATTGCAGTATTCAGCAGGAAGGCTAGGCCTAATGCAGTTTCCAATCGAGTTATCGTATTGGCAGCTACGGTAAAGTCAGCTTGTTTCTGTAGTTGTAATACGCTGATATCATCTGCATTGCCTATGATAATATCCCCAGACTCAGACTCTGTTACATCAGAAGATTCAGTTACTGCACTAGGTCGTAACATAAACAACACCTTGGCTGCTGCTGCACTTCCTTGTACAATCGCTTTAGTTAAGAATTCCAGGGATTGTATATCACCTTTATATTCTTCTACGAATCCTCTTCCATAGTCTTCTCCTGATATACCCACAAAGCGTAGGACAGAGAAAGGTGATTTCTCTAAAGGATAAGTACCCTTACTGTTTGGTACTTCCATGCCCCCTGCTTCTTGTGATACAATCCACTTTCCCTTTTCACGTTTAACACATGTGTATAAGCCAATGATTTTCTCGCCATTCTGAGATACACTCGACCCTGTTTCACCTGCGACTTCCCCTTGCATCTCTTCAGGTAAGTCTGAAATAGATACGTGTTCTTCAGTAATAAGCTCTAGCAAAGCCCCCATAGGATCACGCCTAGCAACGTATCGATCCAGTGGGAAGATTTTCATACCTCCTTCGGGATTCAGAAATGTAGCGACATTGCCTGCCACTAATAAGTGCTTGAGGGATTCAAAGACAGCAGGTCGTATTGCTGAAGTTTCAATCTCCGTCATTACACTACGTTCCATACTATTAAATGTTTCTTCTACCTCTGCCCGTAACCCTTCTTTACCTGTCATCTCTGTTAATACAAAGTCATCAACAACTAGTTTAAAGAATGGGGCATTAGGTGGTAGTAATGTTATTAGTAATTTAGATGCTAAGTTATTAACCCCCCTCGCTCCGAGTGATTGATAGGGTGAAGGTAACACTGTTGAACCCCCACTTCCGTCTGGTGGTATAAGAGATGGAATGGTCAGAACACTACATGACCTCGCCCGTTGGAGATAAGGATCACGGAAGGTTACTAACCTATTGTACCTTGCACGTTTAGTACCTACTTCTCCTTCAGGAATCGCTTCCGTATTCTCTTTCATATACTTAACCTCTATGATTTAATTGATAGTCCCGATGGATTTTCTGATTCTGTATTAGAATCTAGGCCAATCGTTAAGCCTCTCCTACCCCTATTTTGGAATTTCTTTTCCGAATCATCCTTTGCTAATAGGTCTTCAGGATTTTGCAACGCGGCTCTTTTATCTTGCCTACGTTTTTCTGCTAGTCTTTCATTCTCAGCAGCCTGATCATTCGCTGCTTTACTTGGACCGCCGCCACCTATACACATGCCTTTTGCTCCTTATTGATAATAATTATTTTATTGGTACTTCTACATCCGCTTCATCACTCTGTCTATACAGTGACTTGCCTGAACTTATTCTACCCAATGCTGCAGCCTTCGCTCCCTTCTGGGTTTCAGGAGAAATCTTTCCTTGCAAAACTTCATTATATTGTTTCAAGGGCATGCCTAGATACAGTGAAGGCATATCAGTTTCTGGGCCTCCCTTGTATAGGGGTTGTGAAATAGTATATTCAGTCATTGTTCGTGGGTCACTTCCTTCTGTTTGCTCCACCTGTGGTCCATAGAAACCAAAGCCTTTATTCCCTTGTTGCGATTGGTTACGTGGTTGTACCTTTCCCTTTGAATCTTTTATATCATTTTCTGTTTGCCACTTCTTAGGTGTGGCATACAATTTACTAGAATCTTGTGCGGCAAGAGTTGGAGATAAAGCTGCTTTCTCTACTTCTGTTTTCTCTTTAGGTAAGTCTTCTATTTGTTTACCTAATCTTTTTGATCTGTCCTTAACCTGACCCCACCAAGTGGAATTCTCCATCTCATATCTCATACCCGCATTATCTCCAACACGAATGAAATCCTCCATACTATCAAACTCAGCTAACTTGGGTCTCCCCATGTTGAATGCCATGTTTACTAGTACATCCCTCTTCACCCCTTGGATATTCATACCTTTATATAGTACATCAACATCCTCATTGGCTGTTGCTAAATCTTTCCTAAACCACTTCTCAGGTAGAGATTGATCTACTACCTCATCAAATTCTTTATAATTATCTTTTGCTATCTCAGCATCAGTTAGTCTATGTCCTATACCTGCGGTTAGAAAACCCTCACTATCTTCATAAACTATATGCTTGCCTTGCTTATTTAGTCTGACACCCTCATCTGTACGCAACTGTAATTCTGCAGTACTCCACTTTCCTTTTGACTTTGTGGTAGGAATCTTTCTATTGATAGTCATCCTTTTCTTATTACCTATATTTAACTGCTTGGAAGGAGAAGCAGCAGCATTACCTACACACATTATAGTAGCTCCTTATTAAGTATATTAATATTAACCTCATCATACTTTGCCTGTAGTACTTCTACTACGGAGCATTGTCCTTCTCTGTACCACAATTCATTTGGCTCTACGTGTAGATTTAAAGCTACTCTAGGGAACGTGTTGGCTATTGCCCTAATAATTTCTGGAGTTAGTAGCATGCCTAATTCACTGCCTCTCCTCTTGCTTTGTTTATTCATATCTTCCTTATACGCGTAGCGAGATTCCTCTCTAGTGAGGAGTTGTGTAGGAAAAAATACCCCTAACTTTTTGTAAGTTAAGGGTAATATTGCCATTTCGTTTTCATTACCTTACTGTTCTTTTACTTCAATTAGTTTCTCTAAGTAGTGCCTAGCCTTATATAAATCCACTAACCCACCCTTGCTCTTATACCTACTAATATATTTAATAATGTTACCCTCCAGGAATCCTAAATCATTAGCAAGGATGAAGTCCCAAGGTTGTACCTTTTTAAGGTAGTGATCCCCATCTACTTGCATCTTATTACTTTTAGTCTTCCTAGATGTACGTGCTTGTATCATGTCTCGGAGTGTATACCCTTCCTTAATTGTCATTACAAGCCACCTTCCTCAAATGTATAGTCCTCTAACTCTTTAATAAAATTAGGTACAGTTATGAACCTACCATTTTTCAATACTACATAGCAGGATGCAGACTGTACATCCCAAATCACACGAGCCATATCCAGTGGTACATGATTCTGGAAGTTAACACATTCCTTAAATTCACTGATAGAACTTAACCTGTGTGTGATATGTTTAGTGGCCTTCGCTATTTCTAGAAAGTGCATCATTGAGAATAAAGCTAGTGCTACTATAATAGTAAAGTTAATTATCCTGCTCCGCATCTGGCCTCCATAATATTGGTTGTTTAGTTTCTGAGTCATAATCTTTATTACGTAGTATGCGGGCTACCCTTGCTTGCACTAGTGCATCACCCTCAGTCATACCTGCAGCTTCATATGTTTTAACTACCATACGCCACCAGTTTTTCTGAGGTGTGTTATCCAGTAACCTGTTGGCTTTGATCTTACCTATACCCTTGCACCCTTTGTAACCATCTACTGCATCACC